TGAGACTGTAATTCTTTCATCAATATTCTTTTTGATGCGAATTTACTATATAATAAGGTGTAAGCAAAAGACCTACAGAAGTGGGTCTGTAAGCATTTTACACTTGATTACGAGGTTTGCGGAGTTCAAATTTGAAGAAATCTGAACTCGTGCAGGAATATCCGATGTGCCGATGTTATGAGTTTTCCTATCAGATGTTTTGATTGTAACGATAGCACTTCTCTCTATTGCGAAGCTCCTGCGAGTTTCTTCGTTGGGTAAGTCTATAACTATGGTTTTATCGCAGTTCCAATAATTACCAGCTTCATTGTCAGTAAGTTGTGGTATATACGTGAAGGTATCGGCAACGAAATCATACACTTTCTTTTTTCCTTCTCTATTTGGATTTACAAGTCTCACTTGTACGGTGTTTAAAAATTCTAACATATCATAAAACATTTGAGTGACAAAAACAATAGTTTGGTATGTATTAAAAAATATTAAATTCATACAGTTTTTTGATACTTACGAACCTTCTTGGGTCTAAGTCGGTTTCGGAAGCGGTAGTAATTCTTCAATAATGCATCTGAAGATATAGACTTCAATTGATAGCTACGAATGAAGTCATAGATAATATCGAGGTTTCTCTTCTGTCGCCCGAATTCTTCATTCTCCAACAGAACACGGTGGAGTTCGAAGTTGAACATCCTTCGTATCTGAGCTTCTATTTCCTTAGCTGCTGCTGGAGATAGGTAATTGTAATAAGCAGGATCTTTCCAAGGGCTGGCGATAACACCAGCCTTGCGCTGTGGTAAGTGAATACGGAGGTTGCCATTTACAACATCAGGTTGATTGCTACGCTGTTTTGTCATATTCTCCCATACGCAGAAGTATAGGTCTGTGGTGCTTGGAATCTTTACACCACCAGTAACTGTGTCTTTACAATATTTTGCACTTATATATTCTGCAAGGTACTGTTCAATTTGAATTGTGACAACTCGTTTCGCAGTCCATTTTTTTTTCTCCATATCCTTTTTTAGTTTTTAGCCGTCCTACCGTCCTACATTCCTACAAAATTATACTTAATTAACGCAAAGTTACAGATTATCAATGAGATAACAAAATTTTACCACTCAAAAGTTTTGTTATTTCACTCTCTTTTTTCATCCTACAATCCTACAAAAACACATATTTTGTAGGACGATGAATTCAAAACAGAGAAAAACACGAAAAATCCTATTTCCTACAACGTCCTACAATCCTACAAATAAACAATTAAATCCTATTTCCTATAATAATAATATAACTATTTGATTTATAGGTATATATGTATATTATAGGTTTGAAAAGAAAAACAATTTGTAGGATTGTAGGATTGTAGGACGGTGTTTTTCTGAAAATTTATTTTCAAAAGTCACGTTTTCAAGGTTTCTTCTGAAAATTGGGGGGTACGGGGGATTTTTTTGGCACCTTCAGTAATAAAGAATGTGATATAGGTATGATACGATATGTGATATAGATAGAAAAATGAGCCGTGCCAGTTCGGATGAATAGGCACGGCTCTAAAGGAATTTGATACTTTCATTAAAAAGGTTCATCACTTCCTTCTGACGGCTCAAATGGCAAGTCTTGCGGAAGAGTTTTCTTTGGTGGTTCTTCAGTTGTGTTAGTTACCTTAGTTTCGACTGATTTGCTTTCTTTATTACTGTCGTCAGCATAGTCTCTTCTAAAGTCTATATTGTATGACTCGACAAACTTGTCGTAATCTATAATAATAGCACTTGTAGATGTGCTCTTCTGCTTACGCAGCTTAACCATACTTCCATCACGAAGGTCTGCGTCGTCGACCGTCTCCTCCCATATGAATCTTCTTGAAGATACTGTGCCGACGTATGAAGAATGACTGCGCAGGTTTTGTTCTATTGTTGACAGCGTGCTGTTCTCATTGTTATATCCGCTTCTATCGAAGATACTGAAGACTGCACTCAAGCGTAAGAACATAATATTCGACCCTGCTTCGAAAGTGAAGGTCTTAGCGTCACCACGTGAGTCTTTACCTGTGACTTTCTTAGGTTGTTCGATAAGAAATTCACGTCCTTCTATGATTTGTCTCGTGTCAATCATATTGTTGACAGCTGTAAAGAACATCGCCAGCTTATCAGTACTACGAATAAGTGACAACTGAAATTGCACCTTCTCTTGTACAATCTTGAAGAACTCATCGTAGGTGAATGGTAAGCGAAGGTTGGAATATCGCTCTATCAATTTCACAGTTCCCAAGAAGAGTGAGGCTGTTTTCATCAAGCGGTCCATCTCACCAGAGTTGATGATGTCTTGCTTCAGCTCGTTATAAGCTTCTTGCTTTAGGCTTCTGAAATGGTCCATGAACATAGGGCGCAGCTCAAGTATCTGAAGAAGCACGTTTGAAAGACCTATCTTGTTTGGGTCTTCAATAGTCTTCAGTTCTTCGAAGAGGCGCACTTCTTCTGGTGTGCGGTTACGAGGTTTTGGAACTTCGCAGACAATTACACGACTCATAAGTGCGTTGTCATCACGCTGTGGTGTCTCTTGACCGCAGATGATGACAGGGGCAAACACCTTATCGTTTTCAATCTCTCGTCCAGAGGTTCCTTTTCTCTTTTGCTTACCATCACCGTCATATACGATACCTTTCAGAGCTTGGAACTTGGTGTCGCTGATGTCCTTGTTATTGTATTCATCTAACACAACAGGGACATCTTTGAAAGTTCCCATAATGGTAGACATTGCAGCGTCAGTACCAGTGTTAAGGTTGAAGATTGGAATATTTGGAGAAATAAACAGCGAGCGGATTGATATAGCTATCTGTGTCTTACCAGATGACATCGGACCCATGAAAAATGGAGCGGTGAAAAGTCTATCGATGCAGTGGATGTTGCTTCTGAAGGCGCACATAATTGCAAAAACTAAAGCCCATTTACCATTGTCGTTAATCTTATATACCTGGTCCATTAACGAAGCCCACTTTTCGAAGCTGACCTTCTTCTCAGCTGGGACCTCCTTGTATACAAGCTGACAGATGAGCTCGTACTTATCTGATTGCTTACCGCTTCCTGCGTAGATGGTAGAGAAAGCAGGGAGGTAGTAGTTATTCTTGTTATGGGTAACCACACCCAGTTCGTTAACAGGGTCGAACACCCACTGACCGTCGACGTTGTGAAAGATACCATTGGCAAAGGCAAAGAACTGTTCATCTGTCTTTCGACTCATACCTTCGCTCTGCTGATTACCGTAGGTCTTTACCTCCGAACACATTACGAAGTGGCGACTCATATATGTTTTGATAGCCTTCCATTGCCACTCTTCACCATTGAAGTTCACAGCTTCGTAGTTGATTAAAACCTCCTCGATTGAAGACATCTTCAGCATGGCTTTAGATGGTATTTCTATATATATAGGTGTCTCGTAATATCTACGATTGATACGCAGCACACGCTTATTCTGTTCGAAATCATCTGAAAAGATATGGAGTAATGGAGTCATGAAGAAGTCAGCGACTTGTGTCATGCCGTTACCATTCTTGTTGCGAAACATGTAGCACACTGGCTCGCTCTTCTTATTGAGGCGTGGGTAATACCCGCTCTCTTTCCACATCCTCCTGTACTCTTCGTTCTCTTGTACATATTCTGGTGGCTCGTTTACATCAAACTCTTCATCGTCGAGGTTGTCTGCTTGCATGCTAACCTTCATAGCAGACTTACGCTTGAGAACGAATGGCTTTCTTATCTCGTCAAACTGCCCCTTAGTTAGCTTGAGCAAAGAGCAGTAATGATTTCTGTTTATGGTTATAACAGTATCGTCAGCGTAGGATGTTAGTTCGATACAACGTGAGACGAGAGGAACTCGATCTCCATTGAAGTTTTCGAAGAACTTACCGTGCAACGCGATGTAATAGTCCAGGAATGAACCTGTACTGTCGCTGAAGGTCATGTCTATCTTGATGCCTGCACGATACATCTCTGCGAGAGTATGCAAGTAATTATTTTCATCTCCATCATCTGTAATGCTGCAACCTGTCTCGGAAGAAATAAAATAACAATAGACTCTTCGTAACTCTTGAATGTCGTTAGTTGATGGTCGACCTGACACAAATACGATAGGTTCTTCGCCATAGCCATCGAGAAAATCCTGCATAACAGAGGTTATGATTGCAGGACGGTCGCTTTCAATATTCTCCTTCAGCGCATCGATACCAAAGATACCAGTCTGTGTATTTGTATTAGCGACAGATTCTTTTAGTTGGGCACGAATGCTTCGTACCTTGTTGTCTATTATTCCGATTTTGCTTCGGAAGTCTTCTGTGATTGATTTGATGTATTCGAGGCGTAGAACAGGGTCTTGTACACAAGCTACGAGGGAGCAGATAGAATTCAAGCAATCTGTAATAACAGTTTCATCCTTACATCCACGTGGAAGAATCATACGCTTGAAAGCCTTTGGGAACGGTTCTGTAAGTTCCTTTAGCTTATTCTTTGTTAAGTTGCCGTTTGCTTTAGCAAATTCGTCTGGATCCATACCTTTATCGAGACGGATGCAACGAATCTTTGCTCCTGCCTTTAGAAGCAATTCACAGTTCTTTAACGATGCCTTGACACCAGCAGGGTCAGCATCGTAGATCATTACGATGTCATCTGTGAATCGAAGCAGTAGCTTTACTTGGTCTTCGGTGAATGCAGTACCACTTCCACCTATTACGTTCTCTACACCTACTTTATGTAGAGACATTACGTCAAACTGACCTTCGACAAGATATGCGAAGCCTTCTTTTCCAATATTCTTGCGTGCCTGGTATAATCCGAAGATGTGCTTACCTTTCGTGAACAGAGGTGTTTCGCCTGTGTTGACATATTTCCCTGTCTTGTCATTTGGAGTTACAATTCGACCAGAGAATCCTATGATATGACCTTGCATATCATAGAAAGGAAACATCAATCTGTCTCGGAATCTATCGTATTTACGCCCCTCACTGCATCCAAGTACATCTACTTCTTGCAACAGTTCTTGTGAATAGCCGGCTTTTGAAAGTTCTGTAAGGGCAAGGTTCCCCATTGGGGCATAACCAACACCAAAGTCAGTCAATGCTTTGTCTGAAAGGTTATACCCACGTGATGCAAGAAAGCTCTCTGCCTGACCAAGGTTCTTCTGGAAGAACTTAGCAGCAGCATCTATTGCGATGCGCTGCGCTTCCTTTTTCTTATAGGCTGTTTCTTCCTCTGGCGAGAGTTCCTTGGTAGGGAACTCGATGCCTACTTGATTCGCACACCAGCGCAGAGCCTCTATGAAGCTTAGGTTCAGGTGATGCTGTACAAAGGATATTACATCTCCACTTGCTCCGCACACGAAGCAGTGGTAGGTCTGTCTTGATGGGCTGACGACCATAGATGGCGAATGGTCATCATGAAAAGGGCATACACCCTTATAATTTGCACCTGTCTTGTGTAGGCGAGTAAAGGTTTCTATTACATTTACAATGTTTAGAGCTGATTTTACCTTTTCAATGAAATTTTTATCTATCATATTCCTTATTCTTCATGTTCCTCGAACAAATCCAACTGGCGTGATTCAAGTGCCTCTTGTAAGGTTACGCCTAAGTATTCAGCTACCGCAGCATACTCCTTGCTGCTGATATTTTTGCGACCATAGTACAAGTCCCAAAATCGACGTTGATTAATTCCCGTTTCCGTGTAAAAGGCTCTTGTTGGTGTGAAGTCTTCAGGGTGGCGAAACTTTATCTTCAACATCTCCATAAGTATGTTGCGCTTGACTTGCAAGCCTACAGTAAGGCGATTGCGCAATGCAAAGAGGCGAACAGACATAGCACTTCTGTTCAATGCTCTTCCCATCTGATCAAATGACAGCTTACCAAGATTATTCTTAACAAAGGTAGCATCTTCTTCTGTCCACCGTTTATTAGCTATTTTGTTTCTAATCATATATGTAGGAGTTTAAGATGTGAAAACTATCCCTTTCGAGTTAGTGCTTGGTTATACTGGTGATCAAACCGCATAATCATTATGTTGTCAGTTGGATGAAGACGCCCAAGTTGACTCTGAACATATACTCGAAGTGCTTCGTGTAATAGTCGAAGTTCTCGCTCAGAAAGGTCTTGTATGGAGAAATTTCCCCAGTTATCTTTGTCTATAAACATTTTTTTCTTAGATATTCTGTGACTCCCTGCCTGATTTTCTTTCGTGTCGTTGGCGTTAATTTTAACTTTTGATTAGGATCCTTATAATGAAACTGAAAAGACATCCTAAATCCCATTTTACGGATAGCCTTTTTTCTAACTTTTCTAATACTGGTCATAGTTATTCAAATTTAAGGTCATACATTTTGTTTCTTTCCAGCGAGCTACCAAAGACTCCTACAAGGTCACCATCTACTTTATTTTCTCTCCATTCAAAATCAGTGGAGAAAGCCTCTCCTTTCTCATTCCAAATGATACCTTCATTCTCAAGGTGACCAGTTACTTGACGAACATTAGAATGGTTTAGCTTCATCTCGTCGATAACGATACCTAAGTTTAATGCGTCAATTGCTTTTTCAAATTCCTTTGTTTTCATAAGATTGTTTTATTTGTTTTACATTCTTTTTCCTTAGAATACTGCACATACTTTTCAAGTAAGGTGCAGTAGACACCATTTATGCACATGCGATGAGAATCGCATTGTATACACTCTTTATGCATCAGGCCACAATTCTTTCTCTGGTATGTTAAGGTAATCTGATATTACCTTTCTTTTTAGAGGGTCAGGAATAAAATCGCCCCTTAACCACCTGTAGACCGTGCTTTCACTAACACGGCATAATTTCATAATTTTAGATATCTCTTCATTGCGCTGATTTGGAAGAGAATCTATGTACTCTTTGAATCTCATTTTTATTTTTTTTATGTTCATTTTATTGTGTCCTCGATATATTTTTATTATTTTCGTGACGCAAGAAATACTTGCGTGACGCAAAGGTCTAACATTTATTTGAAATAACAAAATAAATGAGAGTTTATTTCTCTCATTTGTTGAAAAATAATAAAAATGGAAGAAGAAACTATTACTAATCGCATCGTTCAATTGATGAACAAAGAAGGGCATACGATAAATACGTTCGCTCGAAAATTGAATATATCTTGGACTTCTGCTAATAATATCATCACTGGTCGTAACGCACCTAACTATGATACCATAGTTAAGATTTTAACGAGTTTTGAAAACATTGATGCTAACTGGTTGATAATGGGGCAGAAAAGAGGAGAAGAAACTAATGCGGATAAACTTTACTCTGTTATTTCGATGCAACAGAAAACCATAGAAAATCAACAGAGAACAATAGACCGATTAACAGCGAAGCTCGTAGAAAACGTATCTGAAAACTCTGTTAAAAAAGTGGCAGGTGCCGTATAATTAAGATGCCTCGAAGAGGTGTTTAAGAGTGATTTTACGGTATTTTTATTCAAACATTTTAATTAAAATCTCACTCAAATGTTTGATAGAGAAGACAGTGTAAGATTTATATTGTCGGTGAAAACTCGGTGAAAATTAACTAAGAACCAAAAATAGCCCTATTGAATATCAGCAAGTTAGAAAGATAATTTTTAAATCTGAAATCTGGTCATCCCGACTAAAATAAATCGAAGATACTGAACTTCAAGTAATTATCTTTGGTCGTCGGTAAAGTGGTCGGCGAAAAGTCGGTGAACTTTAATTTAATAGAACAAACAGTATTCAATAGGGCATTTCACGCAAAAGTTAGAAAATGCCTAAAAAAAATTTTTCTTCAAAAAACAGACAAACGGCTATTAATGAGATTGTAGGATGGAAAACACCCAAGTTTCATCAAGCCTCTGAATGTTATGTATCTCTCTCTGCATTTGACCCAGAGAGAGGAAAGTTTCGTATCAAGAAGTTTATGCTCGACCACGTCAAGGGCAAGCGTAATCAGAGAGAATATGGAGAAGCTCTTATAAAAAGGTTGACTGAAAAACTTATGCAAGGCTGGAACCCGTGGGTGGAACTCGTACAACCTCTTGAGTACACATCATTCGATGATGCGTGCACAAAGTACGAGGCTTATCTATTCAAGCTCCTTAAGGAACACAATATGCGTGAGGAGTCTGTTGTATCGTATTGTAGCAGGATTAAGATTCTGAAAGAGTGGAAGGAGAAACAGAGCGTCAATCTGTATTACACTTATCAATTCGATAGCAAGATGGTGGGTCAATTTTTGGAGTACGTTTTTGTCGACAGAAACAACACGCTGCGGACGAGAAACAATTACCTCTCTTGGCTCAAGACCTTCTGCAAGTATCTACTGGAGCGTGGATACATATCTTCAGATCCTACAGAACACTTTTCCATAGTGCAGCGACGTGGTCAACTTAAGAATCGCGATGTTATTCCTGATGATGTCCTGGAGCGAATAAAGGGGTGGTTAATGGAACACAATAAGCATTACCTGCTTGCCTGCTATATTCTACATTATTTATTCGTACGTCCAAAGGAGATGAGTTATATTAAGGTAGGAGACTTTAACATAGCTAAGAAAACATTATATCTTCACGGTTCAATCGCAAAGAATCATAATGATGCTCTCTTAACGCTTCCTGATCATGTCATTAAATTAATGATAGATCTGCGCATCTTTGATAGTCCAGGACAGTATTTTCTCTTTAGTAATGATTTCAGACCAGGAAAGGAACGAAGAACAGAAAAGGCTTTCAGAGATTACTGGAGTCGTTATATCCGTACGAGCTTGAATCTGACTGACAGATACAAGTTCTACAGTCTCAAAGACACAGGTATCACGAATATGCTGCGTGCGAACACCGATATACTTACCGTGAGAGACCAGGCACGACATTCATCAATATTGATTACAGACATATACACTCCCAAGGATATTCAGCAGGCTAATCAACTGCTATTAAATTACAAGGGAGTGCTTTAATTCTATTAAAAGCAGGGATGTAGGCTGGATATACCCCGTCCTACTGTCCATCTTTCCTACAATTATGAATATACAGAACATCCTCCGAGAGCTTAGTAATGAATTAAAAGGGCACAATGCACTAATACAGATACAAGTAGATGGACAATACGTCATCAAGCATATTGGTGACGTCAACAAATTGGTAGACAACCCTACTCTGATTGCATACAAGGAGGATAGTTCTTTTCTTGACTGGATGGAAGGTGAGATAGATAAGGAGACATATACTGCTGGGACGATAGCGAATCATAAGGCTGCGCTGGCAGTGCTAAGGCGGTTTAAAGAAGATATGACCTTCACTCAGATTGATTATAAATGTGTCTGTGATTTTGAGAATTTCCTGAAAGGTGCTGGATATGCGATTAATACCATTGCTAAGTTTATGAAGATATTTCGTCGATTTGTCAATCTCGCTATCGATGAGGAACTGATGACAGTCTATCCTTTTCGTAAATATCACATCAAGACGGAGAATGTTCAGAAGCAATCGCTGACAGAAAGAGAACTGAGGAGGATAGAAGATAAGGAGGAGAAGGAAGAATTGACAGAAGAGGAGAGGAAGGTAGTTAAAGGTTTTCTATTCAGCGTCTATTCTGGTCTCCGATTCTCGGATATTATACAGGTAACCAAGCAGCACATCAAGAATATCTATCGGAACAAGTGGGTGGTGATGCGAATGCAGAAGACAGACCACGAGGTGCGAATACCTATCTCTAAGATGTTTGGAGGCAAGGCAGCAACAATGATACAAGAAAACAAGACTACTACAGGTAAACTCTTTCAACTACCTTGTAACGCTCGCTGTAACCTGGTACTGAAACGTGTGCTTAAGCGATTCAATATACATAGGCACATTACTTTTCATTGTGCCAGGCATACGTGCGCTACCGTGCTACTGAGTAAGGGTGTGAGTCTTCCAATTATACAACATATATTAGGGCATCAGAGTATCAAGACAACGCAGGTGTATTCAGCGGTGAAAGACACAACTATTAACAAGGAGATACGAAGAGCGTTTAGGTAAGGGTTCCGATGGGATTAAAACGGTGTTCTTATAGTGTTTTAATCCCATCGGGACTATATTCACAAATCGTACCATAAAAGGGTTTACGGAGCTTCAATATTTCACTGATTTGAGAAAAGAGGTAAAACCTTTTGGCGAAAAAGGAGCCTTCGAAAGTTCTATATTTGGAACTATATCTCTTCCAGAAGGATTAACCATTGTTCCTAATTCTATGTTTCGTTTTAGTCAAGGGGAGTGTGTTATAATACCCTCTTCTGTAATAGCTATAGATGAGGGTTCATTTAACAGTGCGAGAATAAAGAGCTTAGTCCTCAAGGGCAGTAACTATATCGACATAATAAGATATTGGGGCATTCTTTACGCAAGAATAGACACTCTTTATGTAGCTTCTCATTTAGTCGAAACATACAAGCAAAGCACTAAATGGAATAGTCAGGCTATGCAAGGTTACTTAGGACAGATTCGACCACTTAGTGAGTATCATCCTTGATACTCGCTAAGGGGGAGAATAGCTTTAGCAAACTTGCTATAGAAGGGGATTTTCTTATATAATTCAACGCTCTTGTCGGGAACGTATAAAATCGTATCTTTATTAGTATACCACAAAAAATATGCGGATTTGTCTGTGTTTTCTGGAGGAGTTTCTGCATATAGTATAACTCGTTTCAAAGAAGGAGCTCCATTAATTACCATTCCGAAGGTAAATCGTATATCCTTGCTCAATATAACGATTTCTTCTACAGCAGGACAGTTCATAAGCAATCCACCGCTTACCAACCTAAGGGATTTTGGATAAACAACACGTCTCAGACGCTTACAATCCCTAACATTAGTGAAGTCAATACGTTCCCAATTATGGAGAAAAGTCAAGTCTAAATTCTCTATAGAGTCTTTTCCAATAAACACAGTCCCGATGGAACTAACGGCAGCGGCTTCCTCCATACTTAACTCACCATC